TAGGGGTGTCCCAGTTTATTAAATTTTCAAAAAATATTACGTCTTTGGAAACTTCAGGATTTCTGTACTTATAGAAGTTGCCATCGTAACTTCTTGCAATAAAGTAGTTGAGTTGATTGGATTCAGAATAACTTGGTATAATAACTCTTCCTCCATACTCTCCACTTGTGCAGTATCCAATACTGTATTTAATAAAATCATTGTCGGTAAGCCCACGTTCATATAAGTATTTTTTAACGAGATTAGCTATAACTGAAGTACTAGAAGCGGAATATAGAGATTGATATTCTTTCGGTAGTTCTATTATAGATAGCTGCTTATATTCAATCGTAGCACCTTTAGGTACATACTTCAATATTTCGTTTGCAGTATCTCTTGGAGTTTTTAATTGTCTTAGAAGTGAACGGATTGTACGGCCTTTAGTTTGGCATACCCAACATTCCCAAGGATTATGACCTTTTTCATTGGTTGCCATATTTATTTCCAACTTTGGCTTTCTGTGATTGCAGAAAGGACAGTGGAAAGCATGATTTTCTCTAGCTCTTTTATGAGATTTACCTAAGATATTCTCAATAGAACCAAGTAGGAATGTATAATCCATACGTATATCCGTAACTATTATCTATAATATACGAAAAATATTTGAAATAAACAACTAATCTACATCCATTTCGTAAGTATCAGCTTTAATTCCTTTTTCTTCTAAAGCTTTTACTATTTTACTTACACTATCTGAATGGTAGTATGCTCTTCTAGGCAGTTCTATTCCGGTTAAACCTTTAATCATTTCACTAGCTTCATCATAGTATAGCTTTTCACCGTCTACATGCATTTTATAGAACTGGCCGTAGTTATTATATGTAATAATAATTTCTTCTATATGATCATTGATTCCTTCATCAAGAACGGAAAGAACTTCGGCTACTGCTACTCTAATAGTTCCTTGTAGTAACCCATCATTAGGGATATCGTATTTTTCAGAAACTGCTTTAGACACAGCGCCTACTATAGCATCGACTTTTTTAACCTCGCCCGAGACGCTTATCTCGCTTAATATAATATCTGTTAGTTTCATCTTCCTTGTCCTCTATATGCTTTTTTATAGTTTCTACTATTTTTAAGCTTTGAAGTTTTACTTTTAGCGTGTACTCCCGGTCTTTTTGTACGTTTACTAGGAGAATAAGTACTTACTACTGCTCTAGCCAATTTTTATTACTTTAAGTTTTAAACTGCCAGTACCTTTAATTAACCTATGGTAGGTACCTTTTTCTATAAATAGTCTATCTAAATCGATAGGTACTTCGTTATCGTATTGGAACTTCCAATCAGTTTCATGTAGAGGTTCTATTATACGATCTTCTCTGTCTTTATGCCAAACTAAATCGTCTTGTGTAACCTCTTGAGTAAAAGTTCTTTCTTCTCCTTCTTCAATGTAAGGTCTACCAGTATCCTGAAAAGTTTCTTTTTCCACCTAATGATTTCCAATAACGTCCAATATTACAAGCCCAATATCCTGGTTTTGTCTTGTCTTTTTTCTGAGCACATTTATGACGAGCGGCAAAAGAAGCTCTAGCTCCAGGCTCATCTATTTTTACGTTTAATCCTGTTGTGCCACCAAAATTAACTTTTACTACGTTTCCTTTAGCGTTTTTAGTGTAAACTACAAACTTTTTAGGTCCACCTCTTTTAGGTTTATTTAACGGTACATTTTTACCTCTGTATTCAGCTTCTTTAACTCCTACTAGATCCCTTTTTGCAAATACTTTTGCTTTATCTTGATCTGATAATTCACTAAAATCTTTACCGTTAAATTCTTTATGTGCAATTAAATCTAACCTATCTATTTCTTCGTGACTTAATTTTCTACCTTTATATTCGTATTTTTCTTCTACCATTGGTAAATCTAAAGGAACTTTCTTACCTTCATATTCACCGTATTCCCCTATATCGGTAGATTCTAATAACTCTAAATCCTCTTCGTTAAATTGTATTTTACCGTCTCTAAAAGCTTCTCTAGCTTCAGCAAATAATTGTATAAACTTGTCGCTAGAATAACGGTAGACATTCTCGTGTAACGTTAGTCCATGTTCTACATGGTAGTTTAACGAAGGAATATCAATAATATCTTTAATTTTTATCATCTTTAAAGTCTTTCTTATAAAACTTACCTAAAATATTATCGTTAATATAATTATTCTCTGGTTCAAGTACCTCATTTATAAATAGATACTTACATTCATAATACGTTAGCAGCTTTTTATTTGGTACAAAGATAAGAATTCTTCTTTCAAACTCAAACTGTTTTTCTTCTTTTATAAGTTTAACTATGTCTTTATGTGAACCATAGTAATCTTTCCAGTCTGATTCTTTAATAACTTTCTTTTTAGCTGGTACTCTTCCTCCTATACCTTTTGCTTTTCTTTCTTCTTTCAAAGCTTCAGCTTCTCTTTTACCTATCCTAACGTTTCGTTCAAAAAATAAAACTTTTTTACCTAAATATTTTCTATCGGTAGGTTTATGAGTAACTTCATAAATAAATCCGTAAGTGTTTTCGGGCATATCAGAAATTTCAGTAATCATTTTTCCTGAGTGCCACCATGAGGGTAGTGTAACCATAAATTATTTTTATCCAGCAGATACTTTTAACGTTCCGCTATCGTTCCATAATTGACCTGCGTTAGTAGGATCAGATGTTGGTAAATTTTTAAAGACTACTACTGTAGTTCCTGATCCTGAAACTGTAAGGTTATTTACAAAAGTTGTATTGATTGCAGTAGAAGTAATATTTGATCCTATCGCAAACGAATCGCTATGACTTACTTTATTATTTGAGCCACCTAAAATACCAGCACACGAAGTATTACGTATTGAATTATTAGTACCTCCACCAATAAAGTTTCTAGATTTAGTACTACCAGAGATACTATTTTGATATCCTCCAACGATTGAAGAGAATGTTAGAATACTTGAACCGCTAATTATATTTCCGCTACCTCCTCCTATAAAGTTACAACTTGCTGCATTATTTCCTACAGATTCTATTTTATTTAATACACCTGCTACTATAGCACTTGCACCTGCGTTAAATAATTCATTACAAGCTCCGCTACCTATAAAGGTACACCCAACAGCATTAGAAGCAGTAACATAGTTTTGACAACCACCACCTATAACTGAAAATGGAGCAGATCCTGTGTTTTGACACCCTCCGGCTATAACTGAGTGTTTTGCAGTAATAATATTATAACTTCCTGCAGAAATGCCTGATCGGCAACTATTAGCAGTAATTTCATTATTAGTTCCTCCGCCAATAGTAGCACAATTTGCACAAACTCCTATAGTATTACTTCTACCCCCTAAAATACTAGATTCTAAATTACCTGTTTGAGTTTGAGAAGTACCTATACAGACACCTCTTTTACCTGTATCAAATTGAAAATACTGTTCGGCATTTAAAGTCCCGTTTCCAACTGCTGTAATTACTCTATTATCAGCATCGTTAGCTATAGTTACTCCACCAGCAGATATACCTGTTAAACCACTTCCATCTCCTACAAAAGAACCTGAGAAATGTTGAGCTGATGCTGAAGTTTCTACATTTAAGTTATTAACAAAGGTCGTACAAACAGCAGTAGAGGTTAAATTAGAACCTATCGCAAATGAACAGTTATGGCTTATGTAATTATTTCTACCACCTAATATTCCGCTATAATCTCCTGAACCGGTATTTCTGGAACCTCCTGCAATCGTAGAATAATCTCCTGAAGCTGAATTAAAATACCCTCCTCCTACGGTTGCGTATAATCCGAATAACTCATTATAATATCCTCCTGCGATCGTTGCTCCTTGGCAGTTATTAACATTTCCTGCACCACCACCTAAAGTAGCGTACAATCCAAAGTTACAATTAAGAGTACCTCCTGCAATTGTAGCACATCCTGCACCTATTTGATTACCGGATCCTCCTCCGATAAAACTATAGTTTTGAGCAACTGAACCGCTAATAGAGTTTGATCCTCCTCCTACTATAGCTGAAAAAGCAGTTGAACCAGTATTATTAGACCCTCCTCCTATAAATGAACAATTTTTAGTTAATTTATTACCACGTCCTCCTGCTATAGTCGAACCTGTAACTAGAGTTTCTATAATATGATTACAGCCTCCTAGTACAGATGTTAAAGCCCCATTATTAGTCGTAGTTCCTGAGGTAAAATTTATTCTTTCATTAGTTCCTAAATTAACTGTTAATGTTCCGGAAACTCCTAATATACCTAAACT